CTATAAAGGAGATAGAAATATACATGTTATTGTAGATTATAAGGGCGGGCTCGGCAAGACCGAGTTCGCACGCTGGGCGTGTCTTAACTTACCAGACTGTATAGTTACGGGTGGTAAGTCTGCTGATATGAGAAATCAAGTAGTTGGCTTTAAAGATACTCAGGGTCATTATCCTAAGTTTATTATTATGGATATACCTAGGAGTTGTTTAAATTATGTTAGTTATGAAGGGATTGAATTGATGAAAAATATGTTATTTTATAGTGGAAAATATGAAGGAGGGATGGTAGTAGGAAATAAACCGTTTCTACTACTATTAATGAATGAATTGCCTAAAATGGAAGAATTAAGTGATGATAGATGGAAAATCTATGAATTTGGTGAAAGAGAAGATATAGACATATAAACGGAAGGTTTATAGGTCATTTTTTTATACTTTAAGTAAAAACTTTCCTACGGAAAGTAAATTGCATTTTCACTTGTATAAAAACTTGATCTAGAAATGCTACGCGTGTCCGGTCAAATGAAAAAGTGAATAGGGGTTTTACCCCAGCGAGCCACCGAAGGTGTCTCGCAATTATACGTATGAACCGCCGCCACCTGGGACTGGAGCATGACCGAGTGAAGAGAATGCTGAAACACCGGCGAGATTATCTTGTTTGACGATGGAAGGTTCTGAGACCTGAAGTAAGTAGGTCATCTTGACATCTAAGTAGAATGAATTATGAGCGTCTGGAACGAGAGCTGAACCAGTAAATGCTACATCAAGTGCCTGTTGAATATCTAGGCAAGCATAGGTTTGTTCGTTACCTTGTGATGTATTGAGTGGTTGTAAGTAAAGGTCTTCGCAATCCTGGACGTCTTTAATACCAAGTTGCTTGCGTGGGTTATATTTAATAACACCTTGGAGACGTTTTGTTGCTCCACGACCTGTATATGGTGTGTGAGTAGTGGAAGAGCCTGCTTTATGAAATGAACCAGCGAGGACTCTATTTTCTCTGAAATTATGAGCGTCTATAAGAGTTGAAGGCTGAGTGGAAGTGGTAGGGAAACTATTGTCGCGGGCTATACCAGTATAGACACCTTGAATCTGCTGGTTAGGGTTATTGAGTGTATCTGGAAGGACGTCTGACACGTCTGTTCTGTTATCTATGAATTTGAGTGACCATTCGCATTTGGCACCGAGGACGACGCCTTTAGAATACATACCTGATAGTGTGCCTAGTTCCTGGGCGGTGTTAGAGGCTAGTGTAGTATCTGCGATTAACTGAGCATTTGGGTTAGAGCACTGCCATATTTGACTAGGTGCATTAAGTCTAAAGAAGAATACTGTAGAGAATGGGGCAGCGGTAGGGTTTTTAACGAAAAACTGCTGCTTTGTCTGGATAGGCATTCTCATAGTAGTTGGGCGAGAATTAGATATCTGAAGAGTATTAAGATTATATGCAGGTCTGTAGCGTCCCATGGTCTTTTTATTCCCATGTTTACGGACTGTTCTTTTGCGAGTGGAGCGTTTAGAGCGTTTGTAGGGCATTTGTTGGTATTCCTAGACAAGATAATAATTATGGGAATTAAACGCGGTGGATTAATTATTAGAAATGTCTAAAATTATTTTCTTAGGATATATTACCAAATGAGTTCCAATAGTTCCAATAGTTCCGGAGGAGAGGGTAATACTAAAACCTCTCCTCCTCAAGACTCACCTAAAATTCGGTGGTCTTTTACCTACCATTATAAAGAAAAAGATGAAATAGAAGTATTAAATAGTATCCTTAGTTCCATTAGTTCCAAGTTTATCTTTGGACTAGAAACGGGAAAGAGTGGGAAAACCCCACATGCTCAGGGATACTTTGAATTAAAAAAGAAACAACGATTTAAAGCCGTTAAGGCTCAGTTGTTTCCTAGTATACACCTAGAACCTAGTAAAAAGTCTAGGATTGTTAATGTTGAATATTGCATGAAAGAATGTGGAAGATTATATGGGAATTTAGCACCTGAAAAAATTTACTGTGAAGAACCTAGTAAAGAATTAGAATTTCTTGTGCCATTAATGAAAAATTATGATACCTATAAAGGAGATAGAAATATACATGTTATTGTAGATTATAAGGGCGGGCTCGGCAAGACCGAGTTCGCACGCTGGGCGTGTCTTAACTTACCAGACTG